CCGACCTGATCGGTAAGTGCGTGCGCAAGATCGTCCTGGCCGAACGACACAGCGTCATGGTGCGCGGGCAGGCCTTGACCGCCTCCGACATCTTCACCTTTGCGCAGGGCGACGCCATCCATGAGGCCGTAAAAGCCATGGCCACCGCCTCCTCCCCGGCGCGGGTATGGGGTAAATGGCGCTGCAAATGCGGCAACCTGTTCCACGACGAACCCTGCCTGCAAAGCGAGACCGACCCGGACGACATCTGCGAGCAATGCGACACGCCCACCAATGTCTACGAGGAAGTGCCGATGCGCGACCCGGACACGATGATCGTTGGTACGCCGGACTTGCTGCTGTATCTCGCGGAGGTGGACGCCTTCCATATCAACGAGATCAAATCGATCAAGCACGAGGCATGGCTGGAGTTGGTGCGCCCCAAGCCGGAGCACGTCATCCAGGTCCTGTTCTACTGGTATCTCATGCGCAAGCTCGGCTACCGCGTCACCGACCGGGTCTCGTTGTTCTACGTCACCAAGGGCTATATCTTCGGGTCCACCAAGCCGTACAAGGAATTCATGTTCTCGCCGGAAGCGGAGCTGCACCGGCTTGACAGATACCTGGCGGTCGCCTACGCTGCCAAGGCCTCGCGCGCCAATCCGAATGCTGATAGTAGCGAACTGCCGGAACGCGTTTGCACCAGCGAATTCACGGTGGACGCCAAGAAATGTGAATTGTGTAATATCTGCTATCACGGAGAATAGCCATGGATTGCCTGACCAGGATCAAAAATGCGATACTGGACCGCCTCTACGGCCGCGCGGTGGTATTGAAGCCGACATGCGACTATTGCGCACACTGGGAGCTGGCCCTGCGTCGACAACCGAGCTACCATTGCCCGCGTTGCAAGACCCTCTACGAGCGCGAAGATAAGGGAAGGTGCAAGAAATGAAAATACAGCGCACCAACGGCGTTAGTAGCGCGCCGGTATTCGCGCCGCGCAAGGGGCCGAAGTTCCGTACGGTCAACGCATACCAGCCAGCCCCGGACAGCCGAAAGGAAGACGACGAGGTAGTCGGTTTTCTCTCCAGTAACGTATCGTCTTGTAGCGGTAATCCGTTTAGCTGCCCGAACAACGAAGGTTTCGGATGTGATTGCTCACAGACCGCACCTCCTGCCTTCGATCCTACCAGCGAGCCTAACCTTACCATCGCGCAGGCTGTGCGAGACAATGACCTGTCGTATACCTTTACCACTTCCTTCGATCCCACCAGCAGGCCCGAACAGACTATTCTGACCCGTATCGAGCATATCCCTGGGCAAAGTTACGAGCGTTTGGTAGCAGTAGAGCTAGTCGAGGACTACATGCCATCTACGGCTCGCCGCGACCCCATCCAGCTACTTGCGTTTTTCGACGAGATGTACCCACGTCAGCCAGGTACTGACCGGCGCGAGGTCGATTACTTTATGCACAATCACTGCTATCGCATCACAGATATACAAGAGCCACTAACCAGAGCCGTTATCCTATGACATCCAAGCGCATCGCCCGTCTCTGTCAACCCAGCCCGGACAGCCCACACCGCATCCTGGGTATCGATCCCTCGCTCAACTCCACCGGCTATGCTTACCGCCATAGCGGTGAGCTATACACAGGGCGGGTCGATCCCGGCAACCTCAGAAGCCAGCCGCGCCTGGGCTATGTCCGCAGTCAGATTGAGAAGGTCCTGGACGCGGCATTGCCTACCATTGTTGTTTATGAGGACTACGCCACGGGCGCGTCACAAGGGGCGCACCAGCTAGGCGAGCTGGGCGGCATCCTCAAGCTGATGATATGGGAACGCGGCATCGACTTGATGCTGGTCTCACCCACCGGGCTAAAAAAAACGATCACAGGACGTGGCAACGCGGATCGCGGCCAGAAAGGCAAGCCGGAGATGCGCGCCGCCTTGCACGAGAAGTTCGGATACTTGCTGGAACAGAACGACGAGGCCGATGCGTTCGGCCTGATGTTGCTCGGAGAGATCAGATTTGGCTGCGGAGGGTTGCCTGTTGGAATCAGAAAGCAACTGCGGATTGACACGCTCGCAGAATGTCCAGTGATAAAAGGCAAGCAACAAGGTTTGAAGTTAATTGCAAAATAATTCCAGAAAATAGCCATTCTGAGGTTGTAAATTGAGATGGCATTATGTATTATGAATTTACGGAAGATATTTGACCCTACCGAAATACCACACGACACACCCACTACACGGAAAGAGGTATAGACATGGCTACCAAAGGTAAAGCAGCAGTCGCGAAGAAAGCACCGGTACAAGCAGCTACGGCACCGAAAGCAACCAAGGCAGCGAAGGAAGTGAAAGCAGCCGCCACCGCAGTCGGCGGTTTCGTTGAATTCCTGGGCTACGACGAGACCGTCCCCGAGAACGAGCAGGTCCTGACCGCAGGCGAAGTCTACCGCGTCATGGAGGAAACCGAGGCGGGCTTCGTGGTCCAGTTCGCCAACCCGGACTTCAACGCCAAGCAGAAGGAAGACGCCGAGAAGAACCCGAAACACCTGGAAGTCGAGGTCTTCACCGAGGAAGTCAAGGCCGCCGCCGCGCCTGCCGAGGCCGCGCCAGCCGCCGTCGCCACCGCTACCAAGGTCAAGGGCGGCAAAGCCCCGGTGGAAAAGGCGGCCAAGCCCGTGAAGGAAAAAGCGGTCAAAGCGGTCAAGGAACCGAAGCCGCCCAAGGTTAAGGCTGAAAAAGCCGAAGAAGGCGACGACCTGCCGGACCTGACCGAAGACCAGGAAGACGCCGACGTCCTGGCGCTGGTCAACGAGAGCGACGACCTGGTCGCCACCGCGCAGGAACTGGAAGGCAACATCGGCCGCTCCGAATACCAGATCGGCGGCATTTTGTACCACATCAAAAAGTCCAAGTCGTACCAGGACCTGAACGACGTGTACAAGGAAAACGCGGGCTTCGCCGCCTTCCTGCACGATTTCATGAACATCGAATACCGCAAGGCAATGCACCTGATCGACATCTACGTCACCTTCTCGCAACTGGGTATCGAAAACCCGGCCGAGACCGTGGCGCGCATCGGCTGGACCAAGGCCTCCAAGATCACCAAGCCGATGCAACTGGAAGGCGCGGTGCCGGACGACCTGATCAAGTTGGCGGAAGACAACACCGTCGCCGACCTGACCACGGCCATCCAGGAACAGACTGTCAACGTCGGCGGTACGGCAGGTACTGCGGTCAAGCGGGTGACCATGAAGTTCCGCTTCTTCGAGGAAGAAGGCACGGCGCTGATTGAAATCCTGGCCGCCGCCAAGGAAGCCCAAGGTCTGAAGAGTGACGAGGAAGCGCTGGCGTACATCCTGGAAGACTGGGCCGCCATGAACGGTGGCGAGGTCGAAGCAGCGGCAGCCCCGGCACAGAGCGCGCCGGTCGGCACCAAGGCCAAGGGGTCGGCCAAGCCCAGCGCCGCAGCAGCAGCCCACTAAGCTCGCTGGCCGGTAGTAGGTAGAACGACGCGCCTCACGGGGCGCGTTTTTCATTGGATCGATCTTTAACGAGGATAGCCATGACTATCAAGACAGGTAAACTCTCCCTCGGCGCACGCATGGTGCTCTATGTCGCCATCGCCGATGAACTTTGGTATAGTGTCAGCAATACCGGCGACCGGACGACGCATTGGTTTCATATCGGGTACGTTGACCAGCCTGACGACCCGCATATCCGCCTCTACTGCTTTGTCCTGCCGTTCATCTCGATCAACCTGGGCTGCGTTCGGCGCAGCCGCATAACCGATACTTTGGAGTAACCATGGCTACAGCCCGCCGTCCCGCGTCGCGTACCGCAGCACCTACCACCCCTTCCCCTTCCCCCGCCGCAGCCAATGCGGTCGCCGCCGCGCGGGCGGCAGCGAAGCCTACTACGACACAGCCGCGCCGTATCCAGACGGTGTACAAGGATATCAATGATCTGGCCGCCTATGAATGGAACCCGCGCGACAACGCCGAGGCAGTCAAGAATGTCGCCGCGTCGATCAAGGCCTTCGGCTTCCTGGTCCCTTGCGTGATCGACAGCAACGATATTTTAGTGGCCGGGCACACCCGCGTCGAAGCAGCCAAGACCCTTGGCATCACCGAAATCCCCTGCATCATCGCCGACCATCTGACGCCGGAGGAGGTCATTGCCTTCCGCCTGATCGACAATAAAGTCTCCGAGCAGGCCAAGTGGGACTTCGAGCTGCTGGCGGGCGAGATGGGTAAGCTGGAGAGCATGGGCCTGGACTTCACGGAATTCGGCTGGTCCCAGAACGAGATCGATTGCCTGTCCGATCTGATCGCGGCCGATTGCCTGAACCCGGCCACCATGCTTCCGGCAGAGGAGCAGGCAGGCGAGACCGGCCATGTCGCGCGGCGCTCGCCCCAAACCGCCCGCTATGTGCTGGGCGAGCTGACCTTCTTTATCCCCATCACCAATTACCGTAACTGGATAGATGGTCTACGGCAACTTCATAACTTCGATGAGGAGGCCATGGCTGCGGACGTCAAGCAACGTCTTGGCATCCATAATTAAGGCGACTATGGCTACCGCCCGCATCGCCCGCTCACGCGGTCCCTCCAGCACCGCCACCAACAGTGCATCGGTCATTGAGATCGTGCCAATTAGCGCGGTTCACCCGGACCCGACCAACCCGCGCAAGCCCGACACCGTGCGCCTCGGACTATTGCGACTATCGCTCACCAAGCTGGGATTCATTCAGCCATTATTTGTCACGCCGGACGGCATGCTGCTCTCCGGCCACCAGCGCACACACGTTGCCACTGAGATGGGGTTTACTCATGTCCCGATCATTCGTATCAACCTCCCCAAGGACGTCCAAGGTGGGGTCAACATCCTATTCAACCGCGCGACCAACGATTTTACCGCGTTCGATACCGGCAGCAGCGCGCTGGGTCGGCTCGATCTTGACACGGTACTGGCCGCCGCAGAGCAGCTACCTGACCTTGATGTATCAGCTTCATTTGCAATCAATTGCAAAGAAGAAGCCGTCGCGGGAATCGTCAACGGCTATGCGGAGCGCTATGACAAGAAAGCCACCGCGCTCGCCTCGTCGATCCTGAAGATGGGAATCCGCATTCCAGCGGTGGTCTCCGAGTCCGGTATTCCGGTCAACGGCATCCACCGCTTGTTTGCCTCGCTAGAGAACGGCGAGGCCACCTGGCCGGTCATCCGTATCCCGGACGCCAACGCGGAGGTAGCGCTGAATTTCTTGAACTACCTGTCGATGGACTTCCATGTCGACCAGGACTTCGAGCGCCTGCTGCGCTACTCAGCCTACCGCCGCCCGCAAAACAACCGGGGTGTGGTCCCCAAGGCCTACCGCTTCTGGGCCAACGGCGAGCGCACCTTGCTGGACAAGGACAGCTACACCACCGAATACTGGGTCAAGTTCCGCGACCTGCATGGCCACAACATCATCGACTTCGGCGCGGGGCTGGGCAAGGTCGCTCCCTACCTGCAAACCAAAGGCATGAATGCCATCGACTTTGAGCCGTACCGCATCGACCCGGACAAGGAAGTTGGCGTGCCCGACCCGGCCTACTCACGCCAGCAGGCGCGGCGGTTCCTGAATCAGGTATCCGACCCCAAGGTGCGCTTCGACTCGATCTTCCTGGCGTCCGTCCTCAACTCGGTACCGTTCCCGCAGGACCGGCTGTGCGTGCTGGCTATTGTGCACGCGCTATCCTCGCGCAACACCGTGGTCTACGGCACCTGCCGCGACATCTCCGACTTCAACTACGAGTACGGCGGCATCCGCAACGCCAACTATTTCGTGATGGATGGCGAATCCGGCGTGCGCCTGGGCGATGTAGCGCGCAACCCGAAGATTCAGAAATTTGAAACGCAGGACTCGGCGCGCGCCATGTTCAGCCGCTTCTGGAAGGGGATCGAGTTCTGGCCAGGCGGTAACGTGTTCTACTACAAGCTGACCGCGCCGATGGGCTTCCGCCCCGACGTGATCGCGCAGGCCCTGGAGTTTGAATTCGAGAACCTGCCGTTCAGCGATGGCACCACCATGGGGCTGGGCAAGGAAGCCAAAGCTGCATTTAGTAAGCGTCTCGGCGTCACCATTAAATAAGGAATTATCATGACATCTGCCCTACTGTTGGACGAATGCGTCTGCACCATTCTGATCCCTCTTAGTCTGTTCGACGAAGACAAGCGCGTCGGGAAGGAACTCGGCAGTATGCTGATCTCTCGCGCGCAGATCGACTTCGCGGAGGACGACGAGTACGCGCGTCTCCGCTATGTCGACAAGGCGGAGGATGCGTTGAATGCTGCGCTCCACCAGCTTTTCCTCGACACCAAGATGTTCCTTCCGCAAAAGGTAGAGATCGTGACGCCCGGTGACGCAGAGGATACCAGCCTTACCCATACCATCGAGTGCGCGATCCGGTTTGAAGGAGATACTGAGGTCTTCGTTATCGACTGGGTCATGAAGCTGAGTAGGAGCATCAAATGATCATTATTATCGAAGAGTATGCTACAGGTATCCGCCACCGCCGCTATGTCAGCGCGGCGGAGCAGGTCTACGGACTGGATATCGTGGACTATACGCCAGAGCTTGGTGATAGCACGGAATTGATCCAGGCCGTGGAGCGGCGCTACCTGTTGCGGAGGATACCATGAGAACCATCGCCACCGCCGACGTTACCGTCACCTTGCGCCTGAAAGCCAACGGGTCCTGGGGTCCAGACTGTACCGTCGAGCAGGTCCAGCGCCAAGCCATCGAAAGCATAGTCGGGCAACTGCGCAACTGCTTCGACAACTCAGCACTATGGGGCGAGATCGTTGGCAAGCCCAGCGTATCTGTTGTCCACATTGAGATGAAGGATTGACCATGGACACCCTTCGCAAACCCATCACCATCGTGGTCGCCTGCGATGCGCAGAACGGCATCGGCTACCAGAACACCATCCCCTGGAAGCTGCCGCAGGACATGCAGCATTTCCGCCGCACCACGGATGGCGGGACGGTGATCATGGGTAGAAAGACTGCCGAGTCGATCGGCCGACCTCTCCCCAACCGGCTATCGATCGTGGTCAGCCGAACCAGCCCCGGCCTCCACCGCTCCCAGCGTATTATGCAGGAGATGGTCTCCGGCAACCTTGAGCACGCAATCCACATGGCACAGCAACTGGACATGCCGATCTTTATCATCGGCGGCGCGCAGGTATATAAACAGGCGCTACCCTTCGCCGACAAGATCATCATGACGCGCATCGAAAAAGTATTTAAGTGCGACACCTTCTTTCCCGCCATGGACCACGCGGCGTGGGTCCCTACTAAACTCGACACGCACTACTCGGATAACCTCTCCTGTCACTACAGTTTTGTGACCATGGAACGCCATCCAAATAGGATGCCGAGTGGTAAATTTCTTTGATTCGCGCTATTGTACGCATATAGTTTGCAATCAATATCAAATCGGAGAGCGCCATGGAGCAACACATTACGGCAGGCGCGGAAGTACACTACCCTGCCAACCCGGATAAGTTTGAGTTCGATAGCGCCGTCGCGGCCATCTTCCCCTCGATGGCGGTGCGCTCGATCCCCACCTACCAGGACGGCCACCTGCTGCACGCGGCCATCGCCGCCAACATGCTGCGCGACGGCGGCAGCGTGCTCGATGTCGGTGCGTCGCATGGCGAGTTTTTCAAGGCGCTCAGCCGCGAGTTCGCCCAGCGCGGGGATGGTCCTAACAAGCTGAGCCTGGTGGCGCTGGACAACTCGGCGGCGATGTGCGAATGGCTGCGCAATGACTTGCCGCATGTCACGGTATTGCAGCAGGACCTGATGGAGAATGATTTCCTGCAAGCCACCGAGAAATATGACTTCATCAATTGTATGTATGTGCTGCAATTCCTGCCCATGTTCGCCCAGCGCGTGGTGATCACCAAGCTGTGTACCATGCTCAAACCTGGCGGCATCCTGTCAATCGGACAGAAGGAGCGCCATGAGGGGCCGGTCGGCGCAACACTGCATGACGCCTATATTGGCTTCCGGCTACGCAACGGCTACAGTATGGAAGAGATCAACGCCAAGACCAAAGCCCTCGCCAACGCCATGTGGCCGATGACCAAGAATGAGTTCATTGACATCATGCAATACTGCGACATGGGGCAGCTTACCGAGGTCACCCGCTGGGGCGTCTTCGCTACTTACATTGTTGCCCGGTAAAAACGAAAGAAGATTATGGCACAAGACGACCTGCCGGAAAGTCCGGCCCGCCGCATCATCATGCGCAGGGCGCGTGGCGGCGGCTTCTCGGGCGGCAGCTCGACCACCAGCGAGTCGCTGCGCGCGGCTGACGATCATGCCAGCGATGAGGATGGTGAGCAATACGATGAGGATGATGTCGATCAGGCGATCGATCCCGACGACGCACGCAACCGCATCACCGGCAACGCTGCCCGCAGCCATCAGGAGGGCGGCTCGGACATCAGTGAGCCACGTCGGCGCATGAATGAGGTACAGATGGCAGGCAGCCAGGCCTACTCCAAGGAATACCGGTTGACGCTGCTGCACCGCTTGCTAATGCGCCGGGTACCGCTGGACCAGATCGCTAACATGCTCAAGGTCTCGGTCTCCACCATCGAGAAAGACCGCATCCTGCTCAAAGAGCGACTGCGCGAGCAGGCGCGTGCGCTCAATATCGAGGAGCTGATCGGTAACCAGCAGGAAGTCTATGACGAGATTGCCGGTATGGCGATGCGCATCGCTGCGAAGGAAGACCAGCCGAATAACCCCGGCACACCCACCCCCATGCGCCTGGCTGCTATGCGCACCGCCCTGGCGGCGCAGGCTGACCGCACCCGCTTCCTGAATACGGCAGGGGTATTTGACGTGCTGCGCTACCGCCGCGCCGAGGATGGCTCCGACATATCAGACGTGCAACGCCTGATGGAGAAGACCGATGGCATGCTTGAACGTTTGCTGGAGAGCGACGAGACAGAGACCGCCCCTCGCCCCCGACGCATGCCGCGCAAGCGCGCGGGAGGCTTCGATGCCTTCAGTATGGACGACGCCGACGCCTCCGGCAGCGGCTCAGAGATTATCGATATTTAAGGAACCACCATGCCACTCACCACCGACCCGACCGACCCAGCACTGGGTCATGGCAGCGACAGCGCCCCGGTACCACAGAACACAAAGTACCTGGTGCTGAGCGACGAGGAACGCACCAAGGGCTATGTCCGCCCCTACCGCGACACCTACAAGCACACTACTTGTGGCCAAACTACCAGCATGGGATATGCTATCGCCGCCACCTACGCGACTCAGCCCGATTTTTACGGCGCTACCTACTGCACCACATGCAGCATGCACCGACCGGTGGCCGAGTTCACCTGGGTCGAAATGGATGGTAGCCCAGGCCCGCGCGTGGGGTCGTAATGCAACTCCTGCCTACCCTGAACCGCAAGCAGAAACGTTTCCTGGAAGAGGTGCGGGTGCTCGCGGACGAGATGGATAACAAGACCTTCGCGGAAATGTACTTCCATTCGGTGCTGCGCAAGATGCAAGGTGACACCGGCTTGTTCGATTTCATCAAGCAACTGGAACGCACCCCGGTACCGATCGAGACCTTCCTGGACAGCACCGAGTTCCTGGGCGCGACCGACTTGAATATCTGGCCGGAAGTACGCAAGACGATTATTGAAATCAATTGCAATTGGTGGCAGGGGAACAACCGCGACCTGGGCCAGATGGCCTATGACGGAGCGACGTTGGCGGGGGCCACCTCCACCGCCAAGACCACCATCGCCATGGTGTCGACCATGTTCCACACCTATCTGCTATCCTGCATCAAGACACCGCAGGCGGTGTACGGCTTGCCGAAGAACACTTCGATCGTGTTCGCCATCATGGCGGCCAAGCCGCACGTCATGAAAAAGGTGGTTTATATTCCCATGCGGAAATACATTGAGCAGATGCCCTACTTCCAGAAGTACATGAAGCCGGACAAGCTGATCGAGTCCGAGATGTATTTCGTGGAAAAGAACATCCGCATCGTCCCGGCCGGTGGCGACGAGGACGCGATCCTGGGCGAGGCCATCATCGGCGGCATCTGCGACGAGATCAACTTCATGAACGTGGTATTGCGAAGCAAGAAGGCGGAGGTCACCAGCGGGCGCGCAGGCATGTATGATCAAGCCGAGCAGGTGCACTCCACCATGGTGCGACGTAAAAAGGGCCGCTTCATTTCCAAGGGTCCGATGGTCGGCATCGTGTTCGCCTCCTCCTCCACCCGCTACAAGGGCGATTTTACGGACAAGCGCATCAAGATGGTCAACGCGGGCTTGCTGAAAAGCGAATACGTGTACAACCGCCGCCAGTTCGATGTGTGGCCACAGGAGCGCTATTCGGGCCGCACCTTCCGCCTGATGATCGGCAACGACATCCAGCACGACACGCGCATCCTGCTCGATGATGAACCAACGCCGGTTGGCGCGTGGGTCGAGACGGTACCCATCGAATACCTGGAAGATTTCCGTACGAAACCCTATGATGCCCTGCGCGACGTTATGGGTATCTCCAACAATGCGCTGTCGCCCTTCATCAAGACGCGCCACAAGATACACGAGTGTATCGAGGCAGGTAAGGCGATGGGCCTGGAATCCTTCCTGGAGCGAGACCACGTCATCCTGGGCGAGCATGGTATGCCGCGTGTCAAGGCCGAGCACTATTGCCAGAACCCATCGCGCCCGCGCTACGTGCACATCGACTTGTCGCGCAACGCGGATAGGTGCGGCTTGGCCATGGTCCGCTTTGAAGGCATGCGCATTGTCCAGCGCGGCAACGGCATGACGGAACTGATGCCGGTCGCGGTGGTCGAGATGGCCTGTTCGATTGCACCCGACGCGAATAATGAGATAGACGTCGCGG